ATGTTTTTATCAACCGAGGGATTTCCACAAGCTCACCGAATTTTAGGGATTGTTAATGCCACCAGTCATTTGGCGATGCCTACCGAAGCAATTGATTCATTTGAGTCCATGGATCAATTATTTAGTGATGTTCAAGAAAAATTAAAACGGCGGGCCAGTGAAAAAGGCGCAGATGGCGTTGTTGGGGTTCGTTTTACTACCGATGTTGCTAATATGCAGGTTGCACCAAAATTCTTGGTCTTAACCGCATATGGAACAATGATTCAATTTGTTAAATAAGAGCAAATTGAGGATTGCGAATAAAAATACTTGTAATTTTTGATGAGTTCGGTATACTTAATAATGTTACAAAATAGTTAGTGCTTCAGTGGCGGAATTGGCAGACGCGCAACGTTCAGGTCGTTGTATGGTTATCCATGTACAGGTTCGAATCCTGCCTGAAGCATTTTATAGTGTTAAGAATACACTTATATCAATGGATTAGAGCTTTCTTGTACATCTTTTGTACATCAAGGCTCTTTTTTCATATGTTTTCCAAGTATTTCTCAATCTGATTTTCTGCCTTGTCCTTATATTCTTCAACAAGGTAAGCATATACTTTACTTGTTACGGTTGTATCTGCATGACCAAGTCGTTTGCTAATAATAGTTAAGTCAACGCCTTGCGATAGTAGGTAGGCTACATGAGCGTGCCGTAGAGAGTGAAAATGGAAGTCGTTTTTATTAAGATCGGCTTTTTCCATAATGCTTCGCAAAGTTTTATTAACAGCATTGCTACTAGGGATACGGTGGTATTGATTCATAAAGATCATGGTACTATTGTTTGCTTTGAGTTCGCTGATAATATCAAGAAATTTTTGATTTACTCTGATAGTACGATTAGATGCTTCACTTTTAGTTGGCTTAAATTTGCCGCCATTTACATAGTCCCAAGATTTATTAATTGTTATTTCGTGCTTCAACCAATTAATATCGTTCCATGTAAGCGCCTGTATTTCCCCTAGACGTGCTCCAGTATATATTGCGGTTAATATCATGTAACGACTTGTAAAATGCCGTGAGCGTCCTCTGAGAGCAGTTTCATTAAGCTTTTTAATTTCTGCAAGGTTAAGGTACTCAACTTGCATTCTATTATCTTTGTTGGCAACCAAATTTATTTGTTCCGCAAAGTTTTTTGATAGTATTCCATCAATTACTGCCGATTTAACGCAAGCCTTGATAATTGTATTGACTTTTTTTACTGTTTCCGGAGCATGATTAGAACCATAATCATTAATAAACTGTTGGTAAGTAGTGCGAGAAATCTTTTTGAGTTTTTTGTTTTTGAAATATTTATCAATAATATTTTTAACAAAAGTATAGTGCCTGTCTGTGACGTTGCTTATTGATGGTTTCTTATAAACATCGTGCCATTGCTCAAAATACTCACTAAACGTTGGGTCTTTTTCTATATTTCCGCCAGAAAGCCGATTAGCTTCTGACTTAGCTGCGTATTGTTTAGCTTGTTGTTTGGTGTCGAATCCTGACTTACTCTTTTGATGTAATTTTCCATCTTCATCTCGCCAAGTAATGCGTGCTTGCCATTTCTTGCCACGTTTCATGAAGTTAGCCATTGTATAGCACTCCTTCCGTACGTATGTTCGTTATAGTGTCTTTTTAAACCCGTCTAAATTGACGGGTTTAGTTTTTAACATCGATCAGTTAGTTATTAGTCATAGAACCGTCTGGATAAACATTGACGCTTTGAGCTGTTCCAGTCATGGTTCCTTGGGTTGGATCAATTGCCTTTACAAAATATGAGCCATCTGGGTTTTGAATTGGTTGATTAGTGTCAGCGTCATACATAATGGTCCAATGATAGTTACCGTTACCATCACCATATTTTGCTTTGGCAGCATTTAATGCATCTTGTGCATTATTAATTTGACCATTATTAGCTTGCTGTGAATTGCTTTGCTGAGCTGATTGCACAGCTTGTTGCTGAGAACTATTTTGACCGCTTTGTTGAGTGGAAGTTTGGCTGGCTTGGCTATTAGATTGACTAGAGACAGCAGAGCTAGACGAACTTTGTGTATCTTTTTTGCTTTCCTTATGTACATTGTGATGCTTAACGGCTTTAGTAGTAGTTATAGATGAGCTACTACTTTTTTTATTTGATTTCTGTGATGCAGAGTTACTACATGCCGTTAATGAAATACCAGCTAATAATGCTGCACAAATTAAACCTATTTTCTTCATTTTAATTACTCCCTAATAGTCATAACCGTTGTTATTAGATTGCTTTTGATAAATTGTTCTTCCTTGATAGAGCGTTGTTCCAAGCGCATGATGTTCGCCGTTTTTATCGTACTTATAAACTGTTGTGAAGTTATTAGGAGAATCAACTCTAACTAACATAGGAGAATCATCTGGGCGCCACGTGTAAACCATATTACCTTCAACATGGTCTGATGTATAAACAGACGGCATTGATTGGATAGTATCAACAGGCTTTCTTCCAAAGGCTTGAGCATAAGAGGCCAGTCTAGTTTGCTCTTCTTTTCGCTCTTGTTTTTCCTTAGTTATCTTCTTATCGACTTTCTTTTGAATAGCTGGGAGGTCTCCGCCAACTAGTTTGTTGTTTTCAAAATGCAAATTAAAGTTGTCATAAAGAAGCATTTGTCCATTGTCTTGATCAGGTTTACCAAGTTCCTTTTCTACTTGTGCCTTAGATGCCCCTAGTTCAAGTTTCCCTGCTTTGCGTTTTAACCACCACTTTTGGATTTTGTTTCTCTTCGGTTCAGGACTTTTGTCTTTATGGGAACTGCGAGAAGTGGAAGATGAGTGCTTAGAACTGCTGGAACTTGTAACCTGTGAAGATGAGCTTACAGAAGTAGCTTCAGCTGTCTTGGTTGCTTCTTTTGTAGAACTACTTTGAGGAAGCAAGCCAATCAAAAGAGTTATAGCAATGAAAATTATTATTGAAACTTTTAAATATTTCTTATTAGATTTCTTTTTCCAAAAGCAAAAAATACAAATTATTAATGCTATCCATATAATTGACAAAATATTATTTAACATAAAATCTCCCCATCAGCTTTTAACGTCGATCACGTTTGGACGTTATGTATCCGGCATAATGCCGGTAATAATATATAAATTATTGCTTATTTTGATAAATGATTGATAGCATAGTCAGCCTGTTCCTGAGTAAATTGATCTCCATCAGGGGATGTCAATTGATCGCGGATTTCTTCGGTTGACATATCTTGATCCTTTTGATAGGATTCTGCAGATTTTAAGGCGTTTTTATTCCAATCAGCTTTTACATGATCAACAGCATATTGAGCATCTGATTGGGCAAATTTGTCGCCAGCATCTGAAGTTAATTGATCTAAGATAGCCGCTTTAGACATATTCATATCATTAGCGTATGTTTCGGCTGAATGAAGTGCAGCAGTTTGCTGTGAAGTTGCATGGGTACTACTACTTGAAGATTTAGTTGAACTTTCGGTAGCTGCATCTGATGATGAAGAAGTACTATTGTCATCGCTTCCCATTGATCCGATTCCGACTAATAGTACAAGTACAATTATTACCCATACCCACCAACGTTTATACCATGCCTTTTTCTGCACATAGACTTTTCCATCTTTATCCGTAATTTTCTTAGCCATAAAATGACACTCCTTAATATAAATAAAATTCAGCTTTTAACGTCGATCGGTTTTTGGACGTAGGTTAATTATTTTGCATAATACTTTTTAATTTCTTCACTTACTACACTAGAAAGATAGTGTGGTACATGAAAAGCTTGCATGAAATTAGCACTGTTGACACATTGAATATCTGTATCTTGACAATAGAACGGAATCAAAAGCTTAACAGCTCCAACATTTGCCTTATATTCCACAGATTCTTTACCGGTGTAGCAAGCATGATAATAATAAACGTCGCCTTTGTCCCCATGAATGACATGCGATATTTCATGAGCTAGCTGAAAGATAATTTCACTAGGTCGGTGCCAATCAAGGTTCATAACCACGCTACGGTATTCAAAACTGCTTCCTGGTGGTGTGATCGGTGATAGGTGTGCCCATTTAACTGCGATGTGGTATTCTTCCGCCCGTTCAAGCAAGTAGTCGCGAGCCTCATTCATTGGATAGATCATTGCTTACCACCACGCAGTAATCTCTTCATATATTCCAGATCTTCTGGTGGAATTTCTCTCCCTTCATATGTGAAGACAGTATCTTTGTCTGCAAGGTCGGCTGTTTTGTTTTCTGATTCCTTGCGGCCAAGTAAATAGTCAGCAGAAACATTGAAATAGCTAGCTAGAGTGTTAAGGGCGCTACTTGATGGTTCTGCCTTCCCCGTTTCCCAAGCAGTGACAGTAGCTTGAGAAACGTGTACAGCCTTTGCCAATTCAGTTTGTGACAAGCGATGTTCCTTTCTAAGGTCGCGGATTGTAGTTCCTGTTGACATAACTAAAACTCCTTTATAAACATATTTACAATTTGATTATAGTGCTTATAAAGAATTGTTGTATATATTAAAAAGTTTTTTACTAATTTATATTGAAAATTAAAAAGTTTTGTTGTAATATATGAATGTCGATAAGGAAGGAGGCTAAAAGATGCCAGATACATTTAAGAGCTTACGTATTTCAAATGGATATACACAAGCAGACTTGGCTAGTAAGTTGGGTGTCACTATTCCAACAGTATCTGTATGGGAACGTGGATTGAGTTCTCCTAGTCCACGGTATATTCCTCAGCTTGCTGAACTTTTTAATGTTCCTAAGAAAGAAATTTTTTTACTTACTAATACCAAAAAACTTAATAAAACTAGATAAAGATATTAAGTAATATGTTAGAAAGAAGGTAACGATTATGAACCAACCACAATTATTTAATTTCAAAGGACAGCAAGTCCGTACAGTAACTATTAATGATGAACCTTATTTTGTAGGTAAGGACGTTGCAATGAACCTCAAATACCGTCAACCGGCCGATGCAATCCGTAATCATGTTCAGCCGGAAGATAAAGGGGTCTATAAGTTATCGACCCCTGGTGGTGAACAAAGAATGACAGTTATTAACGAGTCTGGGCTGTATGATTTGATTTTTGATGCAAGTCGTCAGAGTAAAAATTCAGATGTTCGAGATAATGCACGGAAGTTCCGCCATTGGGTAACAAGTGAAGTGCTACCAGCAATCCGTAAGCATGGAGCTTACATGACTGATGAGAAAGCCTTCAACGTTATCCACAATGCCGATGGCTTAGCAGACTTGCTACAACAAGCAGCCGACCAGTTAAAAGCTAAAGATATTCAGATTGCGGAGATGAAACCCAAGGCTTTATTTGCGGACGCGGTTTCTACAAGCAACTCAAGCATTCTAATTGGACAGCTTGCCAAAATCCTTCGCCAAAACGGTGTAAACATTGGGCAAAATAGACTGTTTGCTTGGATGAGAAAGAATGGCTATTTGGGAACAAGAGGAAGTAATCGTAATGTTCCTACTCAACGCTCAATGGAATTAGGACTGTTTAAGACTAAAGAAACAGTAATTAATCATTCTGACGGGCATACAACTGTCAACATTACAACGAAAGTAACTGGCAAAGGACAACAATATTTCATTAACAAGTTCTTAAATGCACCAGTAATTAAAGCTTAGGGGGTGATCAGATGGCACAACTAATAAGCATTCCGATTCCAGAGGAGCAGATTAATTCTGCTGTGAGGGAAGCAGCGAAGGAACTCGGTCTTGTTCCTAAGAGTGACCTCAAAGGGATTACTTGGGATATTAATGAGTTTCGTAAGCAGTGTTGCGGTGGCAAGTCTGCAAACTGGGTCCGCACATTTATCTTTGACGAGTTTCCAGAAACGGATTATGAAAATGGCGGCTGGTGTATCGCCCCTCATAAACAAGCAGGGACGAAAGGAACAACCATTTTTGCATACGAAGCAACACGATGGATGGAAGCGCACAAGTACGATATTGACTGGAATGCAAGACTAGCCAATTAAGGAGGTGATTAGATGGCGTATCTAGTGTATTGCGTGTTAGCAATTATGGCTTGCTTCTTAATTGGAGCAATCGTCAACGTCATTGAAGGTAAGAAGCTGAATGTATTGAAGCCGAAATATCGTAAGAAGCATTAGGAAGGTGAAACAAATGACATTAACAAAAATAGTTAATTCGAAGCTCTTAGCAATGCTAATAGGTGCTTGGATCACCTATTGTGCAGGCGTTGGTGACTACGGTGGAGCAGTATTCTTACTGTTCTTCTACTCACTAATGCTATGGGACTTGAACACAAAAAAAGCCAACGGCGCTGGGAACACCGATGGCGATAAGTAACTAAGAAAAATATAACACTAAGGAGATTATAACATATGAATGAATTTTATAAAAAACGACTTAAAAGAATGCAAAAAGTTTTAGCACGTAACCTCTATAACGTGAATCTGATTTTAAGCGATGGTGCTTATGATTATGACATAGCACGAGCAATGACATATCTGTTAGACGATCTAGATAATCAGAGTGATTTTAAGCAAGACGCAAAAGAAGTTGAAACCGAAGCATACCATTTAGCAGAAAGGAAGAAGCTAATCCATGAATAATCAAGTGGAATTTGAAGCTGATAAAGCTGTTGCAATTAATCAGCGTTTACGGCAGTACAAGAAAAACAAGAAATTAATTGAAGAAGCAAAGGCTTCTGAAAAGGCAGAAATTGATGAAGTTAAAAGCTTTTACGAAAGCAAAATAAAAAGAGCGGAAGACGATAATGCAATCTTGATGACAGAATTGCTTGGATTTATTGACACTGAGCATGGTCAAACGTCTGTATCTACATCAATGGGTAACGTTCAAGCAAGAACGACCAGTGATAGTTGGAAGTGGGGAGGTGCTGTTGCACAAAGGAAGGCAATGAAGCAGTTACCTAGTGATTTACTCAAAAAAGTCACCGAACTTGATAAAGCAAAGATCAAGGAAGCTACCACGATTACAGATGATGGAAAAGTCATACTTAATGAAACGGGAGAAATTATTGAGGGATTATCTGGTGTAAAGGGTGGCAAGAAGCAATGTGTCATTCGATTGGATCGGTAGGTGGTAAGTTATGAAGTTCTATAAAGCTGGCGAAATCCCAGAAGTGCCAAATATGTATTTCGTTTATGGCGATGGCGGAACTGGAAAAACAAGCTTATTCAAACAGTTCAAAGGGAAAAAACTTCTTTTCAGTTTTGATAAGTCAACCAATCCGCTACGTCATCAAAAGGATACAGACTTCATGGTAGTTGAAGAAGACGACTTCGCTAACATTCAGCAGTTAACGGTGGGCTTCTTACAACGAGCCATTAAGAGTGGCGAATATCAAGCAATCGCATTAGATAACGTCACTTCATTACAAAACTTAGTGTTAGAAAACATCGACAATGCTTCAAAAGATAATCGACAGAATTATCAGAAGTTGCAAATTTGGTTCAGACAATTAGCCACCATGCTACGAGAGAGCAATGTAACTATCTACGCTACTGCACACCAAATTGATAACGGTACTGGTGGATTAACAGGAGCAGGACGTTACGGGGCTGATATGAATGAAAAGACGTTTAACGCGTTTACTAGCGTGTTTGATTTTGTCGGACGGCTATACGTCCAAGACAATCAACGCTGGATTGATTGCGACCCAGAAAGCGGTAATCACGGTAAGAACAGAATTGATGATCGTACGAAGTTTCACGCAGAAGAATTAATTGAACCTAAGCAAGAAGAAAAGAAAGAAGAAGGAGCTGCTTAATTATGAATAACCAACAACCATTATTTGTCACTAACCACAACAACACATTCGGCTCACAGGTACCTGATGAAGCAGGTATTTACAACGTTTATGTTTCTCCACAATCAAAAGCCGGAAACTCAAAAAATGGTAACCCAATGGCTTCAATGGATTACATTGTTTTAGATGGAACACAAAAAGGCAAACATATCTTTGACCGCCTTGTTTGGACTAATAACACACAAGAAAGTCACGACTTATCAGTTAAGCGATTTAACACTCCACTAATTGCAGCTGGATATCAAGATAACGAACCTATCTACTCAATTCCTGATTTTGTACAAAAAATGGCTAATCAAAAGCTAGCCGTTGAAACTGAATGGCAAAAGAGTGATTACAACGGTAATACCTATTTAGTAGTAACACGTTACCGCATGTTACAAGCGGATGGAAGCCAACCAAACGGGCAAAAGCGTCCTCAAAATAACAATAATCAAACTAACAACGGCTTTGGCACTACTAATCAAACAAATGGTAAACGACAATTTAATAATAACAACGGTGCTCCAATCGATATTGATAATGACCAACTACCATTTTAAGGACTGATATAAATGCCATCAATGAAGATTCCAGCAAGAGTTTATGTTCAAGAAAAGAACGGTAAACGTTTCGGAATTTCCGAATACTTGGAAGAAGTCAACTGGGAACATGTAGCCAACATCAATGACGGCAAAGTTCAAGGTGTACCTGCGATGATCACTTTTGTTGATAAACGCGAAATAAGCGAGTTACAACGCCATTTTTACTATGCGTTGCTAGGCGACATTATCAACTGGTCTGGTGAGACCAAAGAAGTTATCGATGAATACTTCCATAATCTTTACTGGGAAAAGAATTGTGGCGAAGAAATCAGCCTAAAAGATGGCTCATCTAATAGCATGAGCGACGCTAAACGATTAATTGATTACGTAATTGATTTTATTTTCGACAATCAAGTACCAGTTAAGAAAGGATATGAACTCTTGCCAAGAAATGAAGATCATTTTCAGTATGAATGCTTAATGCATAAACAGTGTTTGATCTGTGGACAGCATGCAGATTTTCACCATATAGATACCGTTGGCATGGGAAACAATCGTAATAAGACTGACCATACTAAACATCGAGTAATGGCACTATGCAGAGTTCATCATACAGAATTTCACAAGATAGGTATTACAGAGTTCTGTAAGAAGTATCACCTTACAACAGTAGGAATTAAATTAAGTGCTAAAGATTTAAAGAAATTAAAAATTGTTGGTAATTATGAAGAAGAAATAAACAATGCACCATTCTAGGAGGTCAAAAAATGTCGTTGTTAATCAGTGAACCACCATTGATTGTTTTACCAAGCCTAGCTCGTCTTGTTGGATTGAATGAAGCAATTATCTTGCAGCAAGTGCATTACTGGTTGCAACGATCTTCAAATATCAAAGACGGTCATAGGTGGGTATATAACAGTTATCCAAATTGGTATAAGCAAATGCCAGTTTGGAAATCTGAAACTACTATGAGAACTGCTTTCAAGCGCTTAGAGAAGCAAGGATTACTTATTACTGCCAACTACAACAAAGCGGGTTTTGATAAGACGAAATGGTATCGAATAGATTATGACAAGTTATCGTCGTTAGAAAACAAACTACCATCTGCCAAAAATTGGCAGACGACAAGCCAAAATTTAGCAGATGGAACTGCCAAAAATTGGCAGACCAATACCAAGAGATTACCAGAGACTACTTCAGAGAATAACAACAAACATAGTGCATCGCACAGCAATGCACTGTCTGTGTCCCAACTAGAAAAAGAATTTGAAACTGTTTGGTCAAAGTATCCTAATAAAAAGGGAAAGAAACAAGCCTTTAATCATTACAAAGCATGGAGGAAGTCATCTGCTAAGCATACTAATGAATATCTGTTAGAGAGATTAAAAAAGTATCTAACATATTGCCAACAAAATAACAGTTGGTATCACCCGATGAACGGTTCTACATGGTTTAACGGCCGCTTTGATGATGTATTAATTACAGAAAATGTATCAAACAAGCCAAAGAAGCGAATATACGATTAGAGGTGATCTAAATGGCCTTTATTAAAGCGCAATGGAACATTGATCCTAAATTGTTTGAAAAAGCTGGTGTTGATATTCACGATCCAAAACTAAAAGAGAAAATGGAACAACGTGACAAGCAAATGTACAGCAAGTTTAATCGTGAATTACAAAGAAATAAGACTAAGGCTGTTTGGAATAAGTCTCTGTGGTCTTCTGGAGAAATTGTATTCAATTTCAAAGACTGGAAGCCAGATGAACGTGAGAACCCAAAACAAGCCCGATTTTTAGGCAGAAAGGCATTCAGCCTAGCTAAAGAAATGATTAACGGCCACTTAAACGTTGTTATGAGTGGAGATGCTGGAGTAGGTAAGACCTCATTAGCGTTAGCCATGCTTAATCTGCTACGTCATAACGGTAAGCAAGTTCTATTTGTCTCAACTGTTGCTTTGAGCGAGTTAGTTAGTCAACAGTACGAGTACAAGGATAGAAAAGAACGACTGCAAAGTCTTAAACGGGCAATGGATACATGTGATATTTTGCTGCTTGATGACTTAGGTGCTGATGGAGGAAGTATCGAAAAAGTTTCGGGTGATGGCTATATTGGCGCTCGTAAGGACGTACAGGAGCTTTTGTTCAGTATTGCCAATAATCGATATGAAGGCACAGAAAAAGAGCGTAAACGGGCTAACGAGAAGAATATCAAGCTAATTAAGCCGGTTCATCAAACAATCATTACAACAAACAATACAACCGATGAATTAATACGAATTTATGGACAGCGAACGATTAGCCGTCTAGTTACTCGTGACCCTAATCATCGCTTGCCATTCAACGAAATGGAAGATATGCGAATAAAAGAAGGTATTTAACGTGGAAACAATATGCCCTGCTTGTAATGGGGAAGGAACTTACTTAGGCCGTAAGTGTTGCGTATGCGGTGGAAATGGAATCTATCACATTAGCAAAGAGTTAATTATGGCGATGTATCACAATGGAGATTTAAAGGGGAAGACGGCATGAACGCAAATAGTTATATAACAACTGATGAATTAATTTACACGATTAATCATAGCAAAGAGATTGATCATGGCGATGAAATGGGACCATTTGCCGTTAAACGGGGCAAGTATGTTTATATTTATCGCACATGGCAGGACGAACAAGACGAAGAGGAACGTAAGCCGATGTGGCAGATGATGATTCCTATTAACATTGAAAGTTTGTCAGAATTATACGAACGAGAAGACTTAGACGCTGATGATTTAGAAAGTAAAGGCTTCTGGCCATTGATTGAACTCATTAGCAAGTATGCACATACACCATTGGCTTTTCGAGGCACAGTGTTAAGTGAAAACGATAAAGAAGAACTGAGGCACCGTTTGCTAGGCTACTTCAAAGATCATAGTTTTAGTGAGGATTACCGTAACGGACGCTTAGACGCAATGTACGGTGTCATGTGCCAGCTTGGCATGGAAGACGATTACGACGCAACCAAAGGATCATATGAAGCTATGAAGATTAAGGCGGGTGTCGAGAATGCTTAAACTCATCTTATTATTAGGTGTTTTCGCCTGTGGCTATGTGATGGGGGTTCATAACCGATGAACCATTTTGGCAAGAAAGTGACTTACAAAGAATGGACCTTTGACAGCATTAAAGAGCGTGATTTTTTTATCCGTTTCATTGAGAACAGCGGAAAACGGTTTGCAGTTCACAAGAGCTTTGAATTGCTTTCCAAGTTTTCAGTAGGCGGATATAACATGCGAGGACTTACCTATGCTCCAGACTTTGTTGTATATGACGCTGACGGGCGCATAGAGCACGTTTACGACGTGAAGAGTGGTATTAATCAACGGGCAGTCGATACGGCGGCTAAGATACGTTTTAAGCTGTTCTCGTTAAAGACAGGCTTGCCAGTCGAGGTAGTTGTTCCTCGCAAGCACGATTTCAAGATGAAATTGTATGGCTTCGCTACTAATCGCATTCAAGATCCACACGCTCGTTATGATCGACATGGCAATATGAAGCGAAAGAAAAACGGCGAACCAATGTACGACTACTACGATGTTCATAAATCAGTGAACTACGACATAAGGGACACAATCGGGTGGTAGAGTATCTATGAAGTGGAGGGAAGAGAAATGACACTTGAAGAAATGATAAAAGATTCTGGATTAGATCCAAAGACTATTAATAAGGTTGTTAAGGACTTTCAAAAAGCTGGTGAAAAATATAACGGAATTCAATGCGCTGTTGCAATGACGCTACTACTTAGGCTGCTTGTACAAAATGATTCTCAACGTCAAATAGTTAACGATATTGCAAATGAATATGACATTGGTACGGAGGAAGAATAATGCTACACAAATACAGAAAGACAGCCTTAATCGAAGCTGAACAGTTTGATGGGTCAATTAAGCAGATAACTAGGTACAAGGTACATATTGTTGGACCAACATCATGGGGTGACACTTCTTATTTCTTGCTTCCAACAAAAGAAGGGAATATGAAGCTTAATGCTGGTGATTACATCGCTACTGGCATAGACGGAGAGCACTGGGCTATTGATAAGGATATATTCGAGCGAACTTACAAGAGGGTGGATTAATGCTAATAACACAAGCAAGATTAGCAAAGCGCAATAATCAACCTGTTAAGCTAGTTGGCGACATGTACCACATAATTGATATTAAGCGAGTGAGTGGAACTAGCCACTTGATTGCAACTATCAAGAAAATAGGATTGGCTGAAGGAAAGTACGAGCCCATTGATGTTGATATTGAATATCTAGAGCGAGCCTAAGGAGGAAGAATAATGACAATACCTAAAAGACTGTCTAAAGCAATGGATTCATTAACTGTTAATCATGAATGGGGTGGAGTTAATGAAATGCCAGAAGAGATCCTTGCTCCTAATGATTGGCGACTTCAAGAAATTATGAAGTTTCGCAAGGGCTTGAAGTTGCGAGAACCCAGAAGAATTAAAGAAGCCGAATGGCGAATTAAGCAATATTTCCATAAGCACAATATTAATAATCCTTTTGCTCAAGCTTATATTTTACGAAAAATTGGCACTAAGCAGGCTACCATTCTAAAGATTACAGGATTGTCAAAACCTGAATATTATCGTCACGTAGGAGTGTTATTTCGTAATACAGGCTATTACGGCCAATTGAGAATTACAGATGTAGAAGTAGTTTTGACGCAAGAAAAATTATATGACTTGTTGGAGGAGACGCATGAGAAGAATTTTGGGTAATGTTCTAGGGTATGGAACGATGGGTATTGTTTGTTTATCCGTGGTAATAATTATAGCTGCTCTACTTGGATTTATGTGTTGGTTGACACTAACAATATGGTCACATGTGTTTGCATTCTTCATATAACAAAAAAGACGCTCTACTGTGAGAGCGCCCTTGTGAATAATATCAAACATATTAATTATATCACAAGGGGAGCGAAATATCGTGGGGTTATTTCCAGAATTCAATGAGAAGAAAACCATTAAAAACGTCCGTAAGTTTTTCAATAACGATAATAAATATCAAAGAATTTGTCGGAGTGCTTGGATGGACGGGATCAAAGCGCAAGTAAATGACGTGACTGGTATTCATGGCTCACGTAAAGGCAATGCATCAGAAAAGATGATGATTTACTATGCCGAATGTGCAAGAGCGAAGAGAGCCGTTGAAAAGGCAATTAGTGTCTGTAGCGTGGCAAGCCAAGATATACTTAATTGGCATTATGTTAAGCAATTGACAGTCGTAGAAACTAAACTTCATATTAATCATCACTTGGGGCATTCAACCTTTAAAAATGCTGATGAGGTAGCTTGTTTAGAATTTGCTGAAGCCTGTGATCGTATCTCGATGCAAATGAATTGTAACCTCGAAATTCTCCCCTTATTCCTCAACTTTGAGGACGACAACGAAAAAGCGGGAACAAATCAGGAACAAAACGGGAATAAAACAGGAACAAAATAGGAACTTTTCGGGAACAAAACGGGAAGTTCAAGGGGATATTATTGTATTGTCGAAAAAATAACGACAACTCCATGATAATTAATTAGTTCGGTGCGTATACTCACAGATGTGTACCGTAACTTGGCTTGTTAAAAGTCGTGTGGAATCCGGTAACCAAGCCGACGCGATGGTGGCAGATGACCATAATCCACGTAGGGTATTAGCTATGGAAACGTTAATACCCAGTAAGTTATAACTTATGTTTAAGACTGACGCTACGTCTGACAATAATTACTTATGTGAACTACACACCAGGTGACATGCAATAAACCTTCTTAAATGAAATACTCCAATTAAAATAATTAGTGCCAGTCTTTTATGCGGATATGTAAATTAGATACCGAGCTAATTACTCGTGGGGGCAGTCCCCGATATTCGCAATTGCAGTGCTTACGAGTCGCACTGCTTGCTGAGGTCCAAGATGGGCACACAATCGGCCTTGTGTGGCAAAAGTGTGGTTTGAATCCACCTCTCAGCTTTATCACGGCAAACTAAACTATGATAGGAGATGAACGCTCCTCTTTCGTAATTGCATAGTCTTTTTTGTCACACGCCGTGATGTAATACAGAGATGCAAAGAGTAATAAAATTCAAAAACGATTAGTGGATGCAAGCATTTCTGTATTATGCTGATGTCGCTTAATGGTAAAGCACCACAGTTGTTTCCGTTTCAACGTGGAGAAGGCGGTTCGATTCCGTCCATCAGCATTCAAGGCAACCTGCTTTTGAATACTACGAAAGGAGGAGCACACTACTTACTTGTGTTCTTCCATGCCTTGATCGTCCGCAATGACGTTAAACTACATTTAAATTCACCTCAGCCTAGTCTTTGTGACTGGGCTTTTGTATTATATGTATGAGGTGAATTGAAAATGAAATATTTATATGCCCAAAATTGGCATAATCAAGAGGAACTTCCACAAGCAAATTTTGTATGTGGTTACTGTGGTTCTAAAACGGGTAACAACAAAGGATACATTTATGATTTTTTAGAAAGGCATCGCGAAATTGCTATATACATTTGTCCGGTTTGCGGGCGCCCTTCGTTTAAGGAGTATGATAATATGACACCAGGTTCATCGTATGGACAATCAATCATTAATTTGCCTGATACGGTCCAGAGCTTATATGATGAAGCTCGTAACTCATATCAAGTTGGGGCATTTACAGGAGTAATACTTATTTGTCGTAAGATACTAGCAAATGTTGCAGTTTATTATGGCGCAGAGGATGGGAAAAATTTTGTGAGTTATGTGGATTATTTAGTTAACCAAGGTTACGTTCCAGAAAAAAGCCGCGAATGGATTGATAAGATTAGAACTGAGGGCAACAGCGCTACTCATAATCAAACAGCTAAAAACAAAGAGGATGCACAACGTATTTTAGATTTTGTCCAAATGCTGTTACTAATTAATTTCACATTTAATAGTGACTATAATAATTCAGAAAATAATAATTAATTGATTTAAAGTCAGCTTAACGGCTGGCTTTTTTATTTGAGGTGGAAAATTATGTTATTAGATGGATTTAGCAGTTATATGTTTTACAATGCTCTAGCTCACTTTTTCCATGTCAGTATTGAACAGGTCTATTGGACAATGACAGCCACAATTATATCGTGTGTTGTCGTAATAGCACTTGTCTATTATTTCGTACTAAGGTGGATTAATAAGCGATGAGAACTACTAAAAATTGGGGATTTGTTAATAGCACGGCACAAGAATATATGCTCAATCATGCTGAACGAACCAGAAAGGAGCTTGAACGTCGTGAGAAGTCGGTCAAACATCATTTATCTAATCCCAGACATAGAGGGAGTGAAACACGCAATTAACGCTTCTAATATTGAAACGTTGATTCCTGCTAAAGGCGGCTATGATTCACTTATTGCTAAATGTGAAGATGGATATGAAGTGATTGCATTATTACCAGGAACAATTAATAAGTATTTTAGTAAGAAATTTCGCAAAGAAAAAGCCGATGTATAAACATCGGCTTTTAACATTAAACACTCAATTTTTCTTTAAGAGCAATGGTCATTAGTTCGCTAAAGTTAACTCCATTTTCTTTTCCTAATTCATTTAAGTAGTTAGGAATAGTAATTGTCTTTTTAATTACTTTATTATCATGTTTGCGTTTATATTCAGAAACATTGACAGTAACTAGGGTAACAGTAGCGTCATCTTTTGCTTTAGGTAATTTAGTATTAGATTCTGGTAACTTATCTTCAAGTGAATAAGTCCCAATATAATCTTTTGCCATTTCCATAGCATCAGCAATTGATTTTCCTTCTGTCATTCCATCAATATCTGGGATTTCGACAAAGTAAGGATAATCTGTATTTTCTTCGTCTTTAGTAATAATAATTGGGAATACTTTGATTTCGTCCATAGTGAGAGCCTCCTTAAATTTGGTACACAAAAGATCGGCTCAATTAAGAGCCTTACTTTTGTTACTTTAGGTTGAATTTCTTTATCAAAGCGTTATAGAGCTTGTCACTGAACTTCGGGTGACGTGGTAGTTGAGTTTTAATTTTACCATTTGACCAGATGTCATGATTACCACCGTGTCTAACGAAGTGCCAGCCGTTATCTTTGAATTTCTTTTCAACCTTGCGACGTTGTACCAAATGTTTCACTTCCCTTCAACACTTATTATAATACACGTATTAAATACGTATGTCAATGCAATTATACATATTTTACACGTATTTTTTCAGAAAGGTGGTGTGGTGATATGCGCACTCACGAATGCTGGCATCAAAGTTGTCATAGGTTATGTGAACCTGATCATGACTATTGCTCAATACATGAAGTACAACATAAGCAGACAGAACTACAACGACTACATGAGTATCACCAGACGGAACAATATCATCAGTACCATAAGCAATGGCAACGGGAGTACAACCATAACGAACGTGACCCAGTTGCTAATGCGTTCTATCACTCAACACAATGGACCAAGGTTCGTGATTACATTAAGCGTCGTGACCTGATGATCGACGGATCCACTGGTCGCACACTTAACGATCATGACTACATTGTTGACCATATTGTTCCTCGTCGTTACTGTCATGATCCATATGATGCTGACAACCTTTGGCTGCTTAGTCGACGTCAGCACAATCGTAAGACGCAGATTGAACAAGCTATCGAAGCTAAGCCCAACGGTGTTAATAAGTTAAAACATATCAGCAGGGGAACTTGGAAGCGTTGGTTGAATGAAAAGAAACTAAAAGCTGAAAAATATTGTTGAAAATTAGCAAACATTCCCCGCCCCCCCGAGAACCAAAATGAGCGCATCACATAGAACAATGTACTTTCGCAAAAATCCGAGTTATTTTGCCTCTGACGATAGGGGGGTATAACGCATTGTGATGCGTTGAAAATGATCGTCAGTGTTCGCCATTGAGCAGGAATTAGCACACTCTTACGAAAGGAGGAATTGTATGGCACGGAAAAACAAAATTACTACTGATCCTAAAGCTGAGAAGTACCAGCGAGAGCGGACAGAACAGCTAAAGCGGGACACAGAATCGTGGAAGCCGTTGCAGTCATCTCCTCCGTGGTATTTATCGAAGATAGCTAAGAATGCCTATCGAGCAATTTTACCGGCTTTAATGAAATCTGAGATTGTTAAACAGCCAGACTTGACGGTAGTTGCCGCTCTCTGTGTGCAAGTTGATATTTTCCGCCAAGCATATAAGGATATTCAAAAGCACGGCATCCAATCGGCCATATATAAGCCGGTGGTTTCACCAACTGGTGAAGTAATTGATGCTCATAATTTTGCTGGCTTCAAAAAGAACCCTGCTGTTACAACATTAAGCGACTCAACTGCCAAGATTAAACAGCTAAGTGCTGAATTGGGTCTAACACCACAGTCACGAGCTACTTTGCTTAACCTTAACAGCGATGATGATGACAGTGGCGATGTAGTTGACAGTATTGCTAAGATGCTGAACGGAAAAGGTGATCACAGTGCATAAGTATGATTTTTCCCATTCAGAAGACGTGGCAGGTGATGTCATCAAGGCTTATCAAGCTGAAAAACGATCTGGCAATTATGAAGATGTTTTTGCAAAGTACGATGATCCGGGAACGCGATATGCACGAGAAATCCTTGATAAGAAGCATCTGTCTAGCACGATGATGAAGCTGGCAGCGTTTCGCCAATTACAGGATTTACGGCGGATCACTGAGGACAGTTCATTCCCGTTTCATTACGATAAGGATCACATTAACCAGATTCTTAACTTCGCTAAGTTAGTGCCGGATGTGGATACTGGTAAGCCGGTTCCGCTAATGCTATGGCAGAAAGCAATCCTTGCTCTAATGTTTGGCTGGCGAGACAGCCTTGACGACGAAAGGTATGACCGAGTGCTGGTTTCAGTGGCCCGGACAAATGGTAAGACCTATCTTTCAGCAATTATTCTTACTTACTCGTTTATTGTGGAATCGCTGGGCAAGTCAAACCAAGATATGGCATACGTTGCTCCCGTTACCAGTCAGTCACAGAAGGGATTCAGTTACCTGAAAACTACCTTCAACGCGCTCGACCAGATTGCCGCTTTTCATAAGCTATTCAAGCAAACGGATACTAATGTGCTCAATGACAACATTATTGCCAAGAATAGCCAGAATACAATTCTGCGACTAAGCCATGAGTCCGGACGGTTCGATAGCCGGCACTTCGTCATGGCAGTCCTAGATGAGTCTGGGTCTGACGGTGCTAAGGGTAGTCCTGCGGCAATTGCACAAATTGCCCGTAATGTTGGTCAGGTTTCATCTGGGATGATGCAGACTGGCGGGGCCATGTTCCAGATTTCAACTGCCTACCCTAATCCGACTTCGTACTTCTACAAGGATGAGCGAATGATGGAACGGGCAATGCGCGATGATGCCAGTCGCTCTTTAGATAATTACCTTTGTCTAGTCTGGGAGCAGGATAGCGTCAAAGAAACTGAGAAACCAGAAACCTGGGAAAAATCGAACCCATTGCTGACTTTGAACAAAAAGAAAAAGCAACAGATGATTAGCCGGCTCATGAACGAGCGGAACACTCACATGATGGCCGGCAATATTGCTGAGTTTCAGAATAAGAACATGAACATCTGGCTTAAGACCAAGTCCAACACTTATCTGACCCTTAATGATATTGAAAAGTCAGTTGTTGAACAGTCGCCATTTAACATTGATGGTCATGAAGTAACAATTGGTTTCGATAAGTCCCAGTATGCCGATGATACGGCAGTAAGTTTTATCTTCCCGTATGTTGAGAATAATGTTGGCAAATGGTTCGTCTTGCAGCATAGCTTCATTCCGCTGGCTTTTGCCCAAGGGTCAATTGACCTAAAGGAAAAGCAGGATGGTATCAACTACCGCAATGCGGAAAAGCTGGGCTTCTGTGATGTTACTAAAGATGCTTATGGCTTCATTGATGATGGTGTAGTGTTCTCCTATATCTTGGACTTCGTAAAACAGCACCATTTGTCCGTTAAAGCCTTCTGCTTTGACGCTTGGCATGCAGACGAACCCGTCACCATGTGGATTGATCAAAAGACAGACTGGCTGACTATTCCAGTGCGGCAGGGATCATTAACCCTGAATAAGCCGACACTGGCTTTTCGCCGGGCAATTGCCTCTGACCAGATTAGATGGCTTGATGATCCGCTGATGAAGTACAGTTTCAGTAATGCCGTTCTACGTAATGATAATAACGGGGTCAAAGTCGACAAAGATAGTCGCACGGCGAAGATTGATATTGTCGATGCGACAATTGATGCCTTTTTCCGTGCCCAGTATGATTTTGATGATGTTAGCTTGGACAAGGAACAAAAAGATCCGTTTGCTAACATGACCCCTAACGAGCGAAAAACGTACTGGGATAATTTCTCATTCTGAGGTGCAAAAATGAAAAACGTTTTATCAATAATCAGTTTAATCATAATTATGTGTGGGCTAGCTGCCTTTGTAGCCGGCTTTTTCATGCTGGCAAAGTGGCTGGGCTTCGTAATGCTGGGTGTAACCTTATATTTCATTGGCAGTTCTTTTAGTAACGCGATAGGAGGTGATTAGCAATGGGTGTATGGAATCCTTTTAAGGGCATTTTTCGTTCACGGACATTAGCTAATGGCACGGGACCGTTGATGGTGTTCTCTGGAGGCAAGATCCAAACTCAATCTTCAGTTGATGTTAATCAAGCTTTTAAGAACTCGGATGTCTTTACAGTCGTCGAGCGGATCAGCTCCGACATTGCCGCTTGCCGCTTTAACGGGCAACAATATCAAGCCTTATTAGACAATCCATTTCATTTAATGAACCCTTACGCTGGGTGGCAAGAAGTGCTGATTCAGCTTCTACTGAATGGTAATTCTTATGTTGTTATTCATCGGGATAAACAGCAGAAAGCTTCGTGGCTAGAGCCTGTGCCCTCCGATGATGTAAGCCTGACCCTACAAGATAATGCCGCTGATATTATTTACCATGTTCACTATACTGATGAGCGAGCAGACAAGGATTATCTTAGCGCTGATGTTTTGCATTTTAAGCTGGTTACACCGGGGATGGATGTAAACCAATATACAGGGGTTAGTCCGCTAATGGCGCTGGTTCCTGAATTGGGAATTCAAGATAACAGCAAGAAGTTGACCTTGGCATCACTTATCCATGCGTTAGCACCAACTAATATCTATACAACGCCGAATGCCATTACTGAACCGGGAGCTAAGGATAAGATCCGTGAAGCCTTTGAAAAGGCCAATACCGGGGATAATGCTGGGCGCGTCATGATTATGGATGCTGGTGCTAAGCTGGAAACAATCGATGTTACGCCAAACGTGGCTAAGTTGTTAGACAACGCGACATTTTCGCAAACTCAGATTGCTAAGGCGTTTGGTATCCCAGACAGTTATCTAAATGGTCAAGGTGATCAACAATCATCAATTGAAATGATTCGGTCACTATACCAAAACGCCTTAACAATGTATATTCGGCCGATTGAATCAGAATTATCTTATAAGCTGGGAGCACCAGTTAAGCTGGATGTTACCAGTGCAATTGACGTTGATCACCAGAACGAGCTTAACAACATTGTTTCGCTGTCAAAGGCTAACCTTCTTTCACCACGTCAAGCGTTTGGTTTGATGTTGGCTAACGACATTATGCCGGGCCTGACGGTTGAAGACTCAGACATTAACCTGTTGAATAAGAAGAACACGACGAAAGGAGGTGAGAATGCAAATGACAACCAAAACAACCAACCGTGATGTGCGGACGTTTACGGCTAATCATCTAACAATTAGGCGAGATGTTGAAAGTGGTACTCGGCAGTTGTCAGGCTATGCTGTGGCTTTTAACCAGCCTTCTCAGCCGCTGCCGTTTACAGAATATATCAGCCCACATGCTTTTGATGACGTGGACTTTTCGCAAGTGCGGTTGCTTTACGCTCATGATTTTAATAACATTTTGGCTCGTGTAGATTCGGGGACTTTATCACTTAAAACTGATGATAAGGGCCTCTTTTTTGTTGCCGATATTCCTGACACTACCTTAGGCAATGATGTTTATACCAATGTTGAGAATGGAAACATTAAAGGTTTATCTTTTAATGCTCAGATTGATCCGAACAACGGCGACACGTGGGAACAAGGCGCTGACGGCAAGGTGATTCATACTATTAATCACTTTGCCAGCTTAGCCGAAATTAGCTTAACGCCAATCCCAGCCTATACCGAAACTTCGGTTCAAGTAGCACGAGATTACAAGGAGGTCTTAAATAATATGAATACTGATTCTAGTACAGCAACACAATCGCAAGCTCCTGCTTCAAGCAGCGCGGCTTCTGCTGATCCAAGCTCTGCTTCCAGCGCTAACTTAGCTAAGCAAATTGCCGCCTTAACGAATAAAGTGAATGAATTATTGAATAGCGCTCAGCCGGCAAATAGTACGGCTAAGCGTGACGACAATGTTGAAGGAGCAGACTCTGACGAAGTTGATCGGGCCAGCGCACCTGCTAATCCGGGTGACCCGACTTCATCAGCTAAGAGTGCTTCAACAGCTGTGGCTAATCCCGGTGACCCAACGTCTAACAAGAACGCTAGTCGGGCAGCCGAACCAGCAAGTGATGTTACGCGTTCGGCTGAACCTGTTGTAGCTGTAAACGAAAACAAGGAAAACAATGAAAATGGAGATGATATTAAAATGTCAACTAAGTTGAACGATCCAAAAGAATCTATTACCCGTGACTTTGCCAACTTCTTAAAGACTGGCCAAGTTGCCGATTCTATCTCACGTGCCGATAACAATATTGGTCTTAATTCTGGTTCTGTTATTATTCCAGAAACAATTTTGACTCCAGAACATGAACAACACCAATTCCCACGTTTGGGATCATTAGTACGGACAGTTAAGGTGTCAACCACTACTGGTAAGTTGCCTGTGTTCCAAACCAGCTCTGATAAGCTATCTATTCACACTGAATTCCAGCCATCAGAACGGCATGCCGCTCCAGAAATTAAGCCGATTAACTGGGATTTGAAGACCTACACCGGTAACTATGCCTTCTCACAAGATCTAATTTCTGATTCCAGTTACAACTGGCAAAGTGAATTGTCCTCTCGCCTGCAAGAATTGAAGGACAACACCAATGATGATCTAATCATTAATGCACTGACTAATGGTGTAACTACTAAGACGGCAACTGATTTAATCTCAGACATTAAGACAGCCCTTAACGTTAACTTGAAGCCTCAAGACTCTCAAGCCGCTTCGATCGTGCTTAGCCAATCTGCTTTCAACGAGCTTGACCAAATGACCGACAAAGAAGGCCGTCCATTAGTACAACCAGATGTTACTAAGGGAACTGGTCAGTCTATTCTAGGTAAGACGGTCGTTGTAGTTGACGATCTACTCTTCCCAGCGGCCAAGGCTGGGGATGCTAACATCATTGTTGCTCCGCTTCAAAAGGCAGTTATTAACTTCCAAAACAACGAAATTACTGGACAATTCATTGACTCATACGATGTTTGGTACAAGATCTTAGGTATTTACCTCCGTGAAGATGTTGTTCAAGCACGTAAGGACTTAATTACGCTGATCACTTCCAGCAAGGCTACTGCTGGTGCTGCTTCTGCACCTGCTGGCAAGTAACTAAGGGAGATGAGTAGCAATGACTGATGATGACTTTACTACCCGTCTGTTGGCCGAGCTGAATCTAGATGACGTGGACGAAACTAAAGCTACGATAAATAATCTGATGAAGCAGGCGCGGGCGGTTCTGGTTAGCGCGATCAATTCAAACGTTGACCTGAAGACTTATATGAATGACGACCTTTTCTTAGGTGCATTGGACGCGTTGACTACTCAGCTTTTTTATGATCGCACTCTAGGGAACAACTTTTCGCTGGGTGTCCAGATGATGCTTGTCCAACTACAAGCTAAGTACCTCGATACTAAGGGCGGTGATGACGATGGCGATGCCCAAAACAGTTAAGTATTCGCCTTACCTGTTTAGTGAGGTTGCTGACTTTGGCGTTACCAAGACAGTTACCAATCCGTACAGTGGCGTTAATGAATCGAGCTTTGTTAAATCATTCAGTCTGCACGTCTATCCGCAGAAGCGGACACTTGATATGCAGTACCGGTCACTTGGCACTAATTATGTCAACGCTATTACGTTAGTAGTACGGCACAATAACAGGCTCAATGATCAACTGCGTGTTAAGTATAAGGGTGAGGAATATAAGATCTTAAATATTAGTTCTGATGATTCAGCTAATTATATGACTTATGATTTCTTGACTTTGCAAAACGTAAAGGAGCTGGGTGGCAATGGCTGACTTTGACGAACAGGTAATGGACTTCCTTCATCAAGTAAAGAAGCTGGTTCCAGATAAGGATGCCCAGCGGAAAATGACTAAAGAAGGGGCAGATGTTCTTCGTGATCGTTTGCAACAAGAGACACGTCGCAAACACTATGATGAGAAACATTACATCCTCAAGAAATACCGGGGTCGAAACATTAAGCACCTTGCCGATTCGATTGCTTCGGATGACAAGAACATTAATGGCGAGATTGACGGTAGCTCTTTAGTCGGTTTTCAAGGTGTCAAAGAATCTGGGGTTAATCATGCGAGAATAGCACGTTTCATCAATGATGGTACGAAGAAAATGCGGGGCGATCACTTTGTTGAACACACCCGTGAAGATAACGCTAAGGAAGTCTTTTCAGCCATTGCTGAAAAATATCGAAAGGATGTCGAGCTATGAAAATGCCAGTAATTCAAGTAAGAGATTTAATTGCTAGTCGTCATTTTCAGTGGATCGATCATCTCTCGACAACAAATATTGAACCGGAATTTGTTAATGATACTAGCAAGACGGTTGTTCTAGTTACCGAATCAGATTTCCAGCCGGGACACTATGCAAATGCGACATTTAAGTTTATGCAGATTGGCTGTGAGATTCAGATTTTTTACAAGGCAAAGGTCGAATTTGATATAGCAAGCGCTGAGATTGAATTTCAGCGCTTTTTTATTGCCAACGGTTGGCGGGTAGCAATCTCTCGTGAACACGTTTACGATCCCGACACCGGGCAACTGACTAAGACGATTTATGTTGAGAAACAAGAACCAATTTTAGAAAAGAGGAATTAATTTATGGCACAAGGTACTTCATTTAAAGGTATCCGTTGGGTGGCCTTCGGCATTATTGACCCTACTACTGGGTTGATTGTTGCTGACGAAAAGAAGGGGTTATCCAAGGATGGTGTTGTGTTAGTTGATGGCGATGGTCAAGGTGCCACTACTGCTAACATCACTGGTTTGGAAGAAGCTGGTCAACAGCAATATGCTAACGATAAAGTTAAGCGAATTACACACGGGACACCAACCCCACAGGTTGCCTTAACCATGTTGGATATGCCGTTTGACATTGGTGCGAAGATCAAGGGATACGTCACCGATGGCAAAGGGGGTTGGGTTTTAACTACCGGCCGGAAGCCAAACGTGGCTCTGATGATCTGTTCTTCTGACTACTGGGGCAATGCTGTCTTGGATTGCTTCGCTAACGGTGAGGTGATTGAACCATCTCACAACCACGCTACCAGCAACAAGAACGAGTCAGATTACAACTCAACCTACACTTATCAATCACTATCTCCAATTAAGAACGATGTGTTCGTTGATCCGACAACCGGTACTCAACAGTCCTACAAGGAATATTCATCCGGCGATCCTAACTTTGATGCAGCCGCTATGCTTGCAGAAGTCTTCGGTGGCTTCACGGATAGCGATAACAAAATCATTAACCGGATTAAAGGCGCTGGCACTACTGGTACGGTAGTCAGCACACCATCTAATACACTACAAGGTTAGCTGTTAAGTAAAAAAGTCGCGTTAGAAATGCACAGTATGGCTTGCCACGCGGCTATTAAGGAGAGATAAGCAATGCATATTAATGGTAAGAAGATTGGCTTTAATAAGGGATTTAACATCAAGCCAACAGTTAAGACTTATACCAAGGCTAACAAGATGCTAATTGAAGTTTTAAAGATGTCAGCATCAGCCAATCGGTTAAATGCTGTTGACGTGGATGATCCGCATTACACTGAATTTGTCATCGAGTCGGTTGAGAACGAAGATAAATTAATGGAAGATGGTATTAAATTTCTTGTTGATATTTTCAAGCTTAATGAAAAGCAGGTTGAGCACTTGGAAGAATCGATTCCTGATTCTAACGTTTTAGCGAACTATCTTAGTTATGTTATTCGGCGTATCAAGGGCCAGTCTGATGAAGAAATTGCCTTAGAAGACAAGAAAGCATCGATTACGCAAAAGGAATCAGACCCAAAAAAATAGTTGGTGATTGCTTACAAGCAATTGATGATGTCAATAACGATATTGAAGACGTTGCGTACATGGAGAAACGGTTGCTTCAAGATGGTGGGGTTCTACCGTCACAGATTGAAAATGAAAATATCTATGATTTGTTCCGAATTACTAAGGCTCGGAATCGTGAAGACCGACCATTATCTTCATATGCGGCTCATGCCAAACTAAGAAGTTTATCGAAGAAAGGAGGTAAATAAATGTCGGCGAGTGATATTCAGGCAACTATGTCGACCAAGATTAAAGTTGATCAGCAGGAAGCGGCCAATCAGGTTGAGAACTTGACCAACAAGTTCAAGGACCTGACGGCACAGTGGAAGGCTGAACAAGCAACGGCCAAGGCAAGTGGTGATTCGGTTGGTGCTGCTAAGGCTCGGTATGAGGGACTTAGTAAAGCACTGGAAGTTCAGCGTCAGAAAGTTGAGCAACTTAATCGCCAACGTGAGGACCAACAACGGCTGATCCGCTTATCCGCAACGGTAACCAAGGACCAGACTGATGAGCTGGCTCAGTTGGACAAAGAACTGACGAGTGCTACTAATAAACTGACCAGTCTATCTAATCAGCAGACGCGTGCTAAGCGATCATTTGAATATGCTAGTTCTGGGCTGAAAGAGCTTCGCAATGAGTATTACACCAATAACCGGGCAGTTGATTCCCATATTGAGAAGCTCAAAGCAGAAGGTAATACTGCAGAAGCCCAAAAGGTAAAGCTGGCCGGCTTGAAGTCATCGCTGGTTAATCTTGCTAAGCAGCAGGAAGCGACAAAAAAGCTGGCAGATGAAGCAGCTAAGTCTGAGGGGAAGAACTCTGCAACTTATCGGCGGCGAATTACTGACTATAACGAGGTCAGCGCAACGCTTAGCAAAACGAGTAAGCGGTACGATGAGCTAAGGGCTGCAGAAATCAAGGCCGGTAATGTTTCTACCGGTGGCTTGGCTAAGATGAGGGATCGTTTCCTGGGTGTCTATTCAGCTGAGAAGCAAGCAACCACCCAGGCGAAGACAATGGGTGAGGTGATGAAGGGTTCCTTTTTAGGGACCTTTGCTTCTAACCTAGCCCAGAATGCCATCATGGCCATCACTGAAAAGATGCACGGCTTGATTGAGGCCGGGAAACAGTACAACGTCGAACAAGATACGATGAAGACTGTTTGGCATTCGTTGACCACGCAAGCGCCACGGGACGGCCAGCAGATGCTCGACTTCATCAACAAGTTAAGCCAACACTCAATCTATTCTTCAGAGACGGTCAACAAGTTGGCTCAGTCCTTCTATCACGTTGATTCATCGGTTAAGCATGCTAAGGACTGGACCAACGATTTCATTCGGTTAGGGTCAACCATGCACATGACTAATGCTCAACTAGCCGAGGCGGGGGAACAATTTTCTAAGATTGTTGCTGGTGGTAAGGCTTCTCAGGAAGACTTGAACGTCATGATCAACCGGTTCCCAATGTTTGGCGAAGCCATTCAGAAGGCCACTGGGAAGTCAATGAAGCAACTACAACAACTCTCCCAGCAAGGTAAGCTGACTTCGGAAGACTTCGTTAAGGCAATGGACTACCTGGGTAAGAAGTACAAGAGCGGCCAAGCTGAGGCCATGACTTCCTACATGGGAATGTCGATGTATCTCAAGTCGCGGTTTAGCAAGCTAGCCGGGGATGTCGAGAAGTCAAACTTCAGGATGTCCAAGAGCGCCAAGAACGCGATGGTTCAGGTTACTTCCGATCATGCGATGGAGCAGTACGCTAAGGCAATTAGTAGTGCTTTGGCTGGACTAGCCGGCGCCTTATCGAAAACGATTGTCTGGATTCATAAGCATCAAACAGCAACTAAGACCCTGATTGGCGTCACAGCAGGATTAGTTATCTTTCACAAAGTTGCTGGATGGGTGACTGGATTTTATGGATTAATTGGTCGGCTGATCATTGCCTACAAAGGGTACACGAGTGCAACTGAAAGCGCAATGGTTGCCCAGAAGATGCTAAACCTGGCCATGAAGTCTAATGTGATTCTGCTGGTTGTTTCTGCAATTGCAGCCTTGGTAGTTGCGCTGGTGCAGCTATACAAGCACAATAAAAAATTCCGAACTTTCGTGAATGGAATTGGTCGTGGCCTAAAGAATATGGCTAAGGGCTTCGTTAATACCGGCCGTAACATTCTTAAAGGTGCCACTAACCTTCATAAGAAGCTCTCTCGTAGTTGGAGTAACTACTGGAAAGAGCAGGAACGTAAGCAACGTGTTCAGCAGAAGCAGGAGGCCCAGTACCAAGCTCAAAGCCGCAAGCAGGATCAGCAAGCGTGGAATGCAATGAAGCGTAATGCTGCCAACGGCTGGAAGTCAATGGAGCAGAGTGCTTCTAATGGGGCAAAACGCGTTGGCAGCTGGTATAGCAACATGAGCCGAACAACCGGTCGTGCTGTTCAGAACATGGCTCGTAATCACCCACGTGCGTTTGGCGATATGTACAAAGTTATTCAGGATCGGACCAGAACATGGCATGATCTTGTCACTGGTCATTGGTCCCGGTTAAAGGATGATACCGGCCGTCTAGCCAAGGATCAGTCGCGGGCTAATAAGGATATCTTTGAGGATATGTATAGCGCCATCAATAAGAAGACTGGTGGTTGGCTCGGCAAGGTTGTGGATTCCTGGAAGGATCACATGTCCCAAATTGGAGATGCCATTTCAGCTGGTAGGCAAAAAGCCGGAAGAGCGATGGCTGATCTAGCGAATGGTGTCCTGAAACCATTCAAGACTTTGATTGATGATATTCAAGGCGGTATTAACTGGGTCCTAGACAAGATCGGGGCCAGCAAACTTGGTGGATCCTGGTCCGCTGCTATTCCTACTTTTGCTACTGGTACTACTGGCAACCCGGATGGATTAAAGAAGTCAACCATTGGAATGGTCAATGATGGATCAGGATCACATTGGCGCGAATTGTATTCCTACAAGGGTCAAATAGGTGCGTTTCCTAATAAAAGGAACTTTATTACTTTCTTACCGAAGGGGATGTCAATCTTAAATGGTGAGGATAGTCATAAGTTTATGTCTGCTATTGGATTACCTAGGTTTGCGAATGGAATCGGTGATTTCTTTGCTAGCCTAAAAGATGATGTGGATGACTGGACGAATGAAGCTGAAAAGATCATGGCCCACCCGATTCAGTTTATGGAACATGTCTTTACTAAGAAGCTTAGTGGTTTGAGTAGTGGAATTAAATTAGCACAATCAATGATAACGAATGTTCCAGTTTATGTGGCCAAACAAATGGCTAATTGGGTTAAGCAACAGTTTGAAACACTTGATTCAGCTATGAATCCTAATGGAACAAGTGCCGCACCTACAGGAGATCATAAACATTGGATGAAACAAGCAGGAATCCCAGAAAGTTGGTATGATTCGATTAACTATATTGTTACTCATGAATCAGGATGGCGAGTTAATGCAACCAATCCTAGTTCAGGTGCTTATGGTTTACCACAATCTTTACCGGGATCAAAAATGGCATCCGCTGGTCGAGACTGGCGAACAAATCCGATTACTCAACTTAAATGGATGAAGAGTTATGTTGGACGTTATGGCGGTGGACCAGGAGCGGCTGCATTTTGGAGAGCACATCACTGGTATGCAAATGGTGGTTTAGTTGATAAAGAACAGCTGATTCATGTTGCTGAAGGTAATCGCCCGGAAATGATCATTCCATTGACTGCTTCCAAGCGTGGCCGTGCTTATCAGTTATTATCTGAAGTAATGGCCCAATTCAAGCACGAAGATGGGCCCGCTCAGCCAACACGAGATGACCAGTCCATCAGCCGAAAGGAATTCATGTCGTTAGAATCGAAATTAGATCAACTGATTAGCGGAGTTCAACAGCTTGTTCAGGTTGGTCAGCAACAGATCGATGCCACGATCAATTCTGGCAATAAGTTTGGAATGAAAGCTAACCGGTCCGCTGCATATACTGTGATGGCCAGGGACCAGCGGCTGAATGATTACATGAGTTATCGGAGGTGATCAAACTTGAGTGTAAGCAACCCAGAACTATATCTGAAGATTGGTGATCAAGACGAATTCAACATTGAAGATAAGGTGCAGGGGCTGACCTTTCTTGGGGATGATTCAACTCCGGCATTGGCTAACACCTACCAAGAGATTCCAGGAATAGATGGAAGTAAGCTTCAATATACAACCTTCTCACGGTATCAGGTAGTTGCAAACTTCTGTCTCTTCTTTAGGGACTGGCAGGACTACAAGTTGGCCAAGCACCAGTTTTATCGACTTTTTACTTCACGACAACAAATCAGAATGCGGACGGACGTTGAATCAGCGATCGTCCGTTTTGTTTACCCCAACCTTCCAGAGATTAAGCCGGACCAGAACGGGTCGCACTATGCAACGTTCAGTATGAACTTCGACAATCCGTCTGGTTTCCGCTACTCGCTTTATCGTAGCGATGGAACTTATAGTCATGACGACGATGGGGTGCAGTTTGGGATGAACCTCCACAACAATGAGGACCAGTACAATTATCATTTCACCACGAAGCAATTTAAGGTTTTTAACGCAAGTGACGTGCCAATTGATCCGTGGAAATATAAGTCTGATCTCAAAATTATCGTAAAGTTTAGTGGCAATTCATTGAAACTGACCAACACGACAACTAATACTGAGTGGACGTATAACAAGCCGTCAAATGGCCAGGACACGATCATTCTGGATGGAATCTTTACGACGCTCAATGGGAGCCCAGCGAGCGCCAATTCTGACTATGGGACGATCAGCCTAGCAACTGAATGGAACAGCTTCACTGTCGACGGTGCGGACAGTGTGGATATCACCTTCAGCTTCCCGTTTGTCTATATCTGATGGTGACTGATAACAAGGTCAAGGTCAGGGGCGTCGGACGCACCGAAACCGAGCCTCTGAACTGCATTGACCCTGATAGCTTCTATGTCGATTGGGAGGCCAACTCCGCTTGGAGCATCCAATTTACAGCACACGATGATAAGTCGTTTGCTTACTCAATGCTCGATGCGCAGGCATCGTTGTTTTTCGATGGCCAGGAGTACATCATCAAGCAAGCCGAGCCAGATGCTAGTGGAAAAGTGAACACAATTGATGTCGTGGCCACCCACGTCTACTTCGAGCTATCACGGATCCGAAAGTATAAGACGTATATTGACCCGGCCGATGCTGACAAGCAGACGGACGTTAAAGTCTATGGAAGTACCCAGAATGATAACAATAATAGCGGGGATGATAGCGGCGACGATGATTCGAGTGATGATGATCCAAACGCTCAGAAGACGGAAACTACCACAACTGAAGGGAACACGACTACCAAGACAACGGTCACTAAGACCGATGAAACCAAAGAAGATTCTGATGAGAACCAAGTCGAATACCATATTGAAGATGTTTTGAAGCATTGGATAGATGGTAATCAGCTTGGTTTTTCTTATCAGGTCATTGGAGATTTTCCTACTGCTCGACTCGAAGAACTAGCTGACGGCAGCGGGACGGATATGCTGAGCAAGATCACTGAGGCGTGGCCAAACGCAATTGTTTATCCGGATAATAAAAATATTCGGGTGTATGCACAAGATCAATTCTACAAAGACTATGGCAACCGCCTTGACTATGAATACAACACCACTGAATTTAAGTGGACGTTTGATTCGACTAGTCTCACCAATGAAGTTATGTGTATCGGTGGAAAGTATTCGATTGAAACGCAGGTGGATACTTCGACTAGTGGAGATGATAGTCATGGTTCTGGTGGTGCTGGCGCGGATAGGGTCGTCAATGATGCCAAGCAGTACCTCGGAGTGCCGTACGTGTGGGGTGGTGCCGGTGGTGCTCGTGGTGGTGATCCGCATAGCGGTATGGACTGCTCTTCCTTTGTTAGTCAGGTCTACAAGGATATGGGGATCAACATTCCCGCTTACACGGTAGCGATGGAGCCATACGGTCATGAAATTGATCGCTCTCAAGTGCAGACTGGTGACATGGGCTTTTATGGCTCACACGGTGGTTCATATCACATTTGCATGGCGCTAAATAACAGCACAATGATCTATGAGCCGGCACCTGGTCAGTCTTGTATGACCCAGTCAATTGATTCGTATCCGCCAACTTGGTGGGAACGTAATGACCAGATGGCTTCAATTGTCGCTGGCGATAGCGACAGTGGTGGCGATACAACATCTGAGAGCAGTTCTTCTACTTCCAGTGAGTTTTATTACTTTGCTCCGTTTATGTATCGTGATGAGGAATCAATCAAAAAGTATGGTGAATATCCGGCCGAGCCGTTTGAGGACGGCCGGTTTAGCGATAAGAACTCGATGATCGAAGCTGCGAAGACTAAGATTAAACCGCATCCAGCGCTATCGGCTGAAGTTACGACCTACAGCCACTTCAAGCCAATCGCTGGTGACATGATTCATATCATGGTAAAGGAGCAGTCGATTTGTACCAATGAAGCGGTTGTAGGGTTCAACTGGTATCCATATAGTGCTACCAATCCAACTTCCGTCACGCTTAATAGCAATTCGCAAAATATCTTAGATTATCAGCACTCACGTCAAGTTGCGTTGACTGATGCTATTAATTCTGTTCGACAAGACGTACAAAAAAGTATTGAAGCTTCTAGTCAAGCCAACCAAATCGGCGGTGACAAGAAGCTTTTTACTTGGCTCAAGGAATATGCGGGGTGACTGATGATGGATGTCTGGGATTGGATTGATTATTTAGCAAAAGGATTGAAGAAAGTTGCTAACGAATCACAACAAAACTATCAACAAGTTCATGCATATATCGATGGTCACGATCAAGAAGCCTTGAACCAAGTCACTGAGATTGTGCATGACGCGATTAAATTAAAGTCTCCCAATGGCACAATTTACGAAATCACCATTAAAGACGATGGAACAATTAATAAGAAGAAAGTCGGTGAGTAAATGGAATTAGAGACTAAATTACCTCTTCCTGATAGAGAGACACGAAGAATAATTGAGGATAATTTTCAAAAAATTCAGGACGAGATTAATAAAATTGAAAGCCAAATGAAAAAGCAAAACGACATATATAGTAATGGAGGTGGAATGTAGTGAGTGAACTTTTCTTGCCAAAAGACTACGTAAGCGAAGATGTGCCGGTCAACGAGAATAATCCCGACATCATCTACCTTGACTTATACAAGCCACGAACGGTGTACTACAACATGACCGCAACTTTTAACGGTCGTCAGTTAGATAAGGATGTGCCACTGAAAGTTCAACTTGGCTATGGTCACAAACCGCTTAATCTAAATAACATCAAAGATATTCGTTTTACTGCTGCTAAACCCGATGGGACAGGGGTACAAACAATCGGTGAATACAAAATCTTTAATCCGATTGCCGGGTTAGTCTATGTCACTATTCCAGCCGCTACTTTTTCGGCACCTGGCATGCTCTACTTTAATTTGCAAGTCATTACTAATGATGAGCAGTTGCTTTCAAGTAATACCTGCTATTTTGAAGTTGAAGCCAGTTTCGCTCGGGCTGTCTTTAATGCGAAAAATTATGATACTGAAATTGAAGCCGCTAAGAAGCAATCGTTGGCCAACCTTGATAAATTCAATAGTGATGTTAACAGTCGCCTTGAATCAGCTAATGCGTTAGCACAAGGAATTGAAAACTCAAATCATATCTTAGCCCAGGCCGTTGACGATAATGCGAATGCTATCCGAGCAGGCCTCGCACCTACTAATGGTGGGGCAAACGTCTTTACAGGACCAAATACATTTCAGCAGTTACTAACATTAGCGGGTGGATTAAACCTTTCTAACAAGCTAACGGTTAATGGGACTGATATTGACCTACCACAAATGCTAAAGAACCTTAACGATGCAATAGATAAGTTAAATCACATCTTTGATGGTCATCAAATTGGCGCTGATGCTGATTTTAACAACCTAGATAACGGGATTAGCTTGGTTTATATCACTCATCAAACAGTTCCGAAAGGTCATAACTTCCCACTGCTAGATAATAGTAAGGATAACCCAGATACCAGCATGTATGGCTTGTTATTACAAGTTGGTAATAGTAAAGGTATGTACCCAGTTGCTTTTCAGATTTACTTTAATGTGTCTGGTTCAACAGACAGTTCAATCTATATGCGTCAGAAAGCTGGTAACGGCAATGGTGGTTGGGGCGACTGGTCAACATGGAACGTAAACAGATAGGAGGTAAATAATGCGAGTAACAATTGATTTAATGAAGAAGTCAACGCAAATTATCGACTTGTCAAATGTGATCAATCCACGGGTTGGCGATGACGATTTGCTATTGCCTCTGCACATCATTTATGGTGATAATCAGACAGACATGCGAGGTAAGGACGTTGAATTCCTTTCCAATGATCCAAACAAAAAGAATATCTATATCGCTGGGACATGCAACACAAATACTCCCGGCGATAATTTGTATATGGGCGATTTAACCTTCCGCTTTCCTGCTGGTACGTTTAAAGCTGATGGGACTTATGATCCAGACAAGACGATGTTTCGCATTGTCGATAAGGAGACGCAGAAGGTTATTTCATCAGTTAACGTTAAGATTACCGTCATGAAGAGCAATATTGAGTTTGACTTTGACCCAGACAATTCTTCTTATGACAGCCGTTTGGAAACTATGCTTCATGATTTTCATGACAAAGGTCAGACTATGCTTGATGAAATCAAAGACTTAAACAATCAAGCGAACTCAAATGTTTCTGGTGACACTGCTACTACTGCCAAGGAAGCTAAAAAACAAGCCGATCAGAATGCGGGCGACATTAGCGATCTAAAAGGTGAAGTCGCTGGCGCTCGTGGTCGCTTTGCTAACATGGCCGGTCGTGAAGATTCGCAAGATGCAGCAATTAATCAGAAGGAAAGTATTGTTAATGCAAATGCTAACTATGCGGCATTAAAGCAGAAAGATGCTCAACAAGATGCAGTATTGGCTCAAAAAGCCGGGAAGTTTGAGCTGGAGGATAAACTAGCGCAGATGGATTTACAACCAGAATCCTATGCCGACCTTAATGCTGTTCAAGAAAAGTATCCAAATGGAGCAACCCAATTAATTGTGACTGATGATGGCCATAGGGCTGTCTATCGTAATGGACAATGGATTGACGGTGGCATATATCAAGCTGCCGGTATTGGGGACAATTCAGTTGGAAGCAAGCAAGTCTCAACTATTAGTGCAAGTAAGATTATTGATAATCAATTAAGCCCATCGGAAGCTGAGGGACAAGGCAATATTAACGTTGTTGGCAATAATGAGTATGTAATGATTGTTTCTAATGAAGTCCAAACTGCTGACAAGCTCGTTGGAGCGTTTATTCCCTTGACTATTACAAACAAAGGCACATTAATTTTAACTGCAAATATTACCTCAAGTTTGGATGCGGGTTATACTCAACCGTTATTTATTGCCGACAAAAACAAAACTGTTTTAAGGCAATTAAGTAATGTTGATGTTCCAGATAAAAGTGTAAGTGCAGGAGTTAAAGCAGAAGTGCCATTAGATATTACCGAAAATCCAGGCGAATATTATTTGTTGATTACTTCTAAAGCAACGGGAGTCGTTACTTATCGTAATTTGACAATTAACGCAAGCGGAATACCATCCACAACCGTTGTTAAAGAGATTAATGATTTGGCAACAAAAATTGAAAGTTCGCCTATGGTGACAACTCGTGCATTTGATACTATTGTTCATAACGATGTTCAGCTTGATAGAGTATCTGCTACTTATGGGATTGAACTAACACGTGACGTGAATACAATTACTGCAAAAGTTAATAAAGCAAACGCTGCCGGAGACTTACAAGCTATTTTCTTTCCAGTTCATGTTCAGAACCGGAACGCAGCATTTACCGGTACAGTTAAGGTTGCACCAATCAAATTTCCAGAAACATATACTCAGCAGATATATCTTGCAGATGCAGAACGTAATCTTGGCGAGCAATTAGGAACATTTCCAGTTAATTCTCAAACATCGGCCGACTTTAAAGTAAACTTGCCAGCCAGCCAAGACTTCTGCATTGCGTTGATTGCTTCCGTAACCGGTACGTTTGAGCTTGAATTAACGGTTAATGGTTCTACTGGTAGAAATATCAACCTTGAAGAATATGCAACTTGGCTAGACTCTGGTACTTATGATCATGCTCACATGGATATTTCACGAATCAATTATCCTAGTTTGACTGCTAAAACAATTGATGGTGTTGAATATGTTTCTCCTTATCATACTTTCGGAGTTGATAATGGAAGATTGAATGCGATTTATGTTTGGACTGAAAAAGCTGGTACTTATAGCTTTTGTGTCGGAAAACTAGACCAAAACAATCTAATCGTTGATGGGAAATATTTCGACTTAGAACTTGCTAAAGGATTCAATTCAATTGGGATGAATATTAGAACGGATGCCGCAAGTAATCTATTCATGAAAATCACTGACGGGGTTAGCCTTTATGAAGGCAATCAAGCTATCAAAGTTCAAACTGTAGGGCAACACATTGATCTGGGCATGTATTCAGGAGATTATTTCCAAGACAATCATGGATTCTTGCCATTTGGCTATGATGTAACTTCACTTTCTCCGGCCGATCGAATTAAAGATGTTGAAGATCAACAGCGTGAAAACACTGCCTCAATTACACAGCTAAAAGGATCAACTATTCTAACCGCAAACAACGGGATTAAGTATAAATTAGTGGTTGCTAATGATGGGACTTTAAGTACTAAGAACATGACGCCTAATAAAGTTCGCGTCTTTGGTAATTCATTAACCGCAACTCCTGAAGGATTTGGACTAGCCGCTAGTGATCCACAGCATGATTACTACTACCTAATGTCTCAATATATTTTAGGTAAGAATTCCAAAGCGGATATTCAGCGTCATGCAACGGGGGCATGGGAATGGAGTACAAATTCTAGTGATAGACAGAAAGCATTCGATGATTCGTTCAAGCCATATCTTGATGCAGACACTGATTTGGTAATCGTTCAGTGCATGGAAAATGTTAATTCGGTAGCCGCTAAGCAAACGCTTGCTCAAGACTCGTTAACCTTGCTTCAAAACATCAAGAATGTCAGTCCAAACGCACAGATTATCTGGATGTATGGCTGGTGGGGAGATCGTACAGTCTTCGATCCAGCTCAAAATGCTTGTGACAAAGTGGGTGCTAAGGGTATCAACTTAAACGATATTGGTACGCAAAAGTCGATGCAGTCTTATGCAGGTCAAAGTCGAACCCTGCAAGATGGTACTGTTCGTAAAATTCAAGAGAATGAAGCCAGCCATCCAGGTGATGCGGGTATGAGGGCAATTGCAGATCGCTTAATCGCTAACTTTGATTTTTAGTTAATCAAAACATAGTCGCCACAGAAATACACAATATATAAATAAGCCTCACTCAATCGAGCGGGGCTTTTATTATGGGCGGCTTTAAGAAAGAGGGTGGCAACAGGCAATGCACATCTTAACACTGCATTCTTTTCTAAGCCTTGGTTGGGATGAATGGGCTTCAATTGTTGCTATTTTAACAGCGATTGTAATTATTGCTAGAAGTTTAATTAAAAAGATCAAATACGATATTTTTGAGCCTATTAATCGACGCCTTGACAAGTTCAACGAAAGTGTTGATTTTCTTATTAACTGGCAAGATGAGGCAAACACTCGTCTTGAAAAGGGCGCAGAAAAGTTTGTAAAACATGAAGAACAATTAAAAGATCACGAACGTCGAATCACAAGCTTGGAGGAACGGAATAAATGAAGATACTAAACGACATCATTAATTGGATTATCAATTCGGGCTTTCTAGCATTGCTGATCTATATTGCTGTTGCATTCGGCAAACCTTGGGTTGATAGCAAGATTAAGCACGCTAAAACAGCCCAAGAAAAAGAAGCATGGACGTTGCTTCAACAAGTATCAATGACAGTAGTTAATTCGCTTGTTGGTAAAGATATGACTGGTCAAGCTAAATTTGCTGAAGCTGTTACCCAAGTACAAGCCTATCTTGAAAATAAGGGTCTTAATGTGGATATGAAGCAAGTTCAATCAGCAGTTCAATCCGCTTATGAACTATCAACATTAACGCCATCAGTTGACCCAAACGAAGATAAATCAGACAACACAAAGAAGATTGATCCTGTATTAGAAGCAATCAAGGCCGCTCCCAATCGGGCTAACAAGCTGACGCTAGACAAGACAGTAGAAGCAAAAGGCTAGGAGGTAGATACAATGGCTTCTTTATATACAGTAGACGTTTATTCTGGTAGTGATGACAGCATTATCCGTGATCCTCACGCACAAGGGGTTATTGTTAAGGCTACACAAGGAACAGGCTACGTAAACCCTAAGTGTAATCATCAATGGGGCTTAGCAGGTCAACTCGGTAAGAAGCGAGCATTATATCACTATGCAGGTGGTGGCAATCCTATTAGTGAAGCACAATTCTTCATTAGCAACATCAAGAACTATGTAGGGCAAGGTATTCTGATCCTAGACTGGGAAAGTTACCAAAACGCTTCATGGGGTAATACTAACTGGGCACGGCAATTCGTTAATGAAGTGCATCGTTTAACCGGTGTCTGGCCGTTACTCTATGTACAGGAATCTGCTATTTGGCAAGTTGCCAACTGTGCTAATGATTGCGGTTTGTGGGTTGCTAAATATGCTTCTATGAATTGGAACAGTTGGGCTGTTCCTAACATGAATGTTTCTAGTGGGGCTTTCAAGTTCATTACTGGTTGGCAATACACCGGTGGTGATATTGATCGTTCTATCTTCTATCTTGATGAAACTGGTTGGGATAAGCTGGCAAATCCCGCAGAAACAACTACACCGAAGATTGAAGCACCTAAGCCTAATCCGACACCAACGCCAGTTAATCCAGCACCATCAACTTCTAACTGGGTAGACACACTAGGTGACCGTTGGTTTGAAGAAAAAGGCACATTCATTTCTAACTGCGCTCTTCACTTGCGATGGGGAGCAACTGTTAATTCTTCTGTGATTGCTGTTGTTCCAGCAGGTACGGTTATCAAGTATGACGCTTACTCACGTCATGGCGGTTACGTGTGGTTACGTCAGCCACGAGAACACGGTCAATACGGTTATATTGCTTGCCGTGACGCTGACACTAACGAAGCTTACGGTAAATTTGAATAA